CTGCTACTTCGTTCCCCACAATGAACTGAACCCAATTCAAACGCTTATATTTAATATCTAAATGTCATGGTCCCATGAACAACTCACAAAGCTCGGTTACCATCTGCACGCAGACGGGCAGTACCACCCTCACCCTCCACCTCCAAGACTACCTGACCCCGTCCCTCAATGCGATCCTCTCCAACCATTGGTCCCATCTCCACAAGCACAAAAAACGAGCAGCTTCAGCATTACGCTCCGCATTAATAGAGTTTCTACAAAGTTACAAGACTTCGACAACTTTGTCGGAGGAACCAAACCACTTACCGATCAACTCCGCTATGCTGGCTTGCTTCCTGACGATGACCCCGCCTCCATCACCTCCGAATTCATCCAAACAAAATGCAAGCACAAACACGAAGAAAGAACAACCGTCCAAATCGTTTTCAGCCCCAAAAAACAACCAGCGAACTCAACACAACACCTGAACTCTATCGCGCCAAACTCTCATGCAAAATCGGCAGAGACATAATCTCTGGCGAAGCACAACCACCACCTTATTTATCAAAAACTGAATACGCTCTCTTCAACCTTTTCCATGCCATCGAAGACATCGCACTTCACCTCCAGAGCCGCATAAACACTACCTCAATAGACGGGCATTGTTGCCTGTCTGTTGATAATTCTACACACCCAAAAAACAATGAGTCAAGACCAAAATAACGATTCCACAGAAAAAAAATCAAGAGGCAGACCCACCCTCTACTCCAAACAAATCTGTGACGAAGTTTGCAATCGTCTTGCTCATGGCGAAACCCTACGATCAATCCTCGCTGATGATCACCTCCCTGATAGATCACAAATTTATCGTTGGCTGGATGAATATGAAGAATTTCGCGACCAATACGCACAGGCGCGTGTGAAGCAGGCAGACTATTACGCTGAAATGATCGTGGATGAAGCATTCTCCAGCAACGATGCAGCAATAGGCAGGCTTCGCATGGACGCACTCAAGTGGGCTTCCAGCAAACTCGCTCCCAAAAAATACGGTGATAAGGTTGAGGTCGAGCAAACAGGCAACACCACAATGTCCCTTTCATTCTCGCTGCCTTCCCGCAGTACAATCCCGCTTAAAATCGAAGAGAGCAGGCAACTGCAATGAGCTTGAGCATCCGCCTGACGATTTGCTTCAACGATGTCCCTGTCGGACCCCGACTGGAACGAGGATCGCCAGTTATTCCATTACCCCACTTCAAACATACCTATAATGATACGCCTGATGGGCGGGAGCAGGCAGAAGCACACATGGAAGCAATCCAGAGGTATGTCGATAAATATCATGCAGTTAGACACGGGTAACAACCTATAACATCAAATAATCCACATAGTAGTTAGTACAATCATAATTTTATGGACATATCAGAAAAAGAAACACTTAACAAGATTGTAACTGGTATCGTAGGAGACGAAGAGGTACTGCTCGCTGACGGTTTCGAGCGAGCCTTTCTGGGCATAGGCACTCAATTCGGGCGGCAACTTGCGGTGTATGACCGAACTGCCTGCATCAACATTTTAATTAACCAAGGCATGGAGCCAGAAGAGGCAGAGGAATACTTTCAGTACAATGTCGAGGGATCATGGGTGGGCGAATCCACTCCTGTCTTCCTGACGCTACTGGAGGACCAACAATAACCATTATGTACACAATAATCAGAATGACCCACAGCAATGGGCGAACGAGCATCTATCAGGGCAAGACACCAACCGTACTGCATTGCGACTACGACTCCGCAAAGGCAGAAGCGGAGCGTCTGGCATCAATGTATCCCGCTGCCTATTTCGGGATCTTCAAGCTGGAGCAGGCTGCGGTCTGTCCTGTGGCGCAACCTCAATTCGTGACCCTATGAGGTTCCATGTACTTGGACTACCGCACACGGTAACCAGCAAGGAATTCTCTGCCTGTGCCTACACGCAGAAAGTGGTGAAATTCGGCAAGATGATGGTGGAGCGAGGGCATGAGGTGCTGCACTACGGTCACAGGGATTCCGATCTGCAATGCACCGAACATATCACGGTGCTGGATCCTGCGGACTGGGAGGTGGCGTACGGTTCGCATGACTGGCGCAAAACCTTCTTCAAATTCGATGTGAACGACCATGCTTACCAGACATTCTACAGCAATGCCATTGCCGAGGTTGGCAAGCGGAAGCGGCAGCACGACTTTATCCTGCCATTCTGGGGTGCTGGTGTGCGTCCCGTGTGCGATGCCCATCCAGACCTGATCTGCGTCGAGCCGGGCATTGGCTACGCAGGCGGGCATTGGGCGCGATGGAAGGTCTTTGAAAGCTATGCCATTTATCACGCTTACTGTGGACTTCAGAATGTCGGCACCTGTCGGCAGGACTGGTACGAGGTGGTGATCCCGAACTACTTCGATCCAGAGGATTTCGAGTACCGAGGCAACGACGAGAAGGAGGACTACTTCCTGTACCTTGGGAGAGTCTACGGTGGCAAAGGTGTTGATGTGGCGATTCAGGCAACGGAGCGGGCAGGAGTGAAGCTCGTCATCGCGGGGCAAAAGGAGGAAGGCTACCATCTGCCATCTCATGTCGAGTATGTCGGCTATGCTGACGCGGCGAAGCGGAAGGAACTAATGAGCAAGGCGCGAGGCAGCATTCTCGCGTCGATGTATGTCGAGCCATTCGGTGGAGTACAGATAGAGAATCTGTTCAGCGGCACACCGACACTTACAACGGACTGGGGATCGTTTGCGGAAAACAATCTGCACGGCGTGACAGGCTATCGGTGCCGAACGATGGGAGATTGGGTAGATGCCATCAAGCGTGTCGTTGCTGGAGAAATCCAGTCATGGGACTGCCGCATCTGGGCAGAGAATTTCTCTCTGACGAATGTTGCGCCGATGTATGAAAAGTATTTCCGCGATGTTCTTGCGGTTTACACGGGCGAAGGATGGTATGGGCCATGCAACGGGCTTGATGCAATGTTTAGGAGATATCCGTAATGCCATTTTCATCAAATACATTTGACAGTATACTTTGCGAGCAGATTGCCAGAATTAATCCCAACATTGTTCTTGATGTTGGGTCAGGCGCTGGCAAGTATGGCAAATTGATTAAGGCAACTTGCCCAAGCTCAAAAATTGTCGCGATTGAGCCAACGCATGAGTATGTTCAGAAATACAATCTTAATTCTTTATATGATGAAGTTTGCGAAATGGAATTGGATAAATACTGCAATGATAAAACGAGCAATCGTTATGATGCGGTAATATTTGGCGATGTTCTTGAGCATTTCTTCCATTCAAAGGCAATAGACTATATTGATTATTTCCTTTATAGAAGCGAGTGGGTGTTTGCAATCTTTCCGAGCAGAATGCCTCAAGATGATTGGGGGGGGAATTCTTATGAGATACACAAGAGCAACATCACGCTTTCTGATTTAGCATCAAAATTCGATGTGCAATTTTACAAGAAAGTTTTTGGATGGTTTCATTGGAATAATCCAGAGATGACTCATTGCTGGTATAACTATGTTGTGATGCGAGGGTATGTTGTTAAAAGGAATGTTTCGTTATGAAGAATATTTTTACAGAAATATACAACGGAAACCATTGGGGATGCCCTGAATCAAAAAGCGGATTTGGTTCAAGCGTTGAATATACAGAGAGTTTGAGGTTCCAGTTAGGACACCTATTAAAATGTTTTAATATAAATTCAATTTTTGATGCTCCGTGTGGGGATTTTAATTGGATGAAAGTTTTTATGGAGGCGAATCCATTGGTTGAATATATTGGTGGAGATATTGTTAAAGAGATAGTTGATTTAAATGCAAGCAATAATACAATTAAAAATGTTAAATTCATTGAAATAGATATAACCAAAAGCGCATTACCAAAAGCAGATTTAATGATTTGCAGGGATTGTTTATTTCATTTTTCGGTTGATAGCACATTTGCTTTTATTAAAAACTTTTTAAGAAGTGAAATATCTTTTTTGCTTACAAGCACTCATGTAAACATTAACAAAGAAATTGTTAATAGTCCTATTTTGGATGGATCATTTGGTCTTATTGATTTAATGTCTCATCCTTATAATTTTCCAAAAGATTTTATTTACAGCATAGAAGACTGGATACAAGGTTTTCCCAAGCGGAGAATGTTGCTTTGGAACAGAGAACAATTTGAGCAAATATTAAAATAAAAATGAATTTAAAAGAATGTCACTCGCTTTGGATTGGCGGCATACGGGAGGAAAGAGATGTCAGGATGGTTCAGATGCTGGATCGTCTTGGTTATAAGAACACAAAGATAAGTGCCTGTGTGCATGAATATATTGATGGATTTGTTTGTAAGAATGGAAATACAAAGAGTTACATTGCCGCACTGGAGATTGCTGCT